AACGCGGGGTTATACGGAGTTGACCAGAGCGGTACATATCTTCCCGCATCTTGCCGTCCCCTAAGTTTTTGAGTAGCGCTATAGCGTCTACGTACATTTGTTGGTACAAGGCTACCATATCAGGCTCACCCTTAATAAAACGTATAGCATGAACAAGTGCACCGTTAAGCAATGCCGAGTCAAACTCATCGCCAAGCCACGTAGTACCCGCAGTTACAATAGTCTCGGGGTAATAGCCGTAATGTAACTCTACCTCATACGCTGCATTGGGCGTTGGGCCTATAATAAACGCGGTGTCGTCAAAAATTCCGTAGTGTACGGGAGTACCTGTACTTGTCGGTCCGGGGTACGCCTCACGAATAAAGTTAACATCCTTATTCAGTAAGTACGTGTAATCTCCCGCAGCGTCTATAACCGCCAAAGAGAACGGATACAAAAAATCTGTAGGGTATATTAAGTACCTATTGCCAGTAGTAAAATTACCTGTCTGGTTCTTACGCAGGGCAGGTATTTGCACAGAGTTATAGATACCCTGTTCAGCCTGTTCCGTAAACATAGCAAGTTGGGCGTCCGTAAACGACTGCTCGCAAATGTCCTCAATGTTTGTCTTTAGCTCGGTGTAATTCACCTGCTACTCCTTACGCCATTGGGCCTCGGGCCATAGTGCCTTTAGTAGCTGCACCCACGCCGCGAACTTTAATACCGCTAGTCTTCATGTCTTTAGGCGGTTGGTTGCACGTATCTACTTTGTACATTGTAGGCTCATTCGGAAACTCGATGACCTTGGGTACTTTTACGTTTGACCTAGCTTTATTTTTCATTCCTGTCTCCTAGCTTATGGTTACTGTAACTTGCCCTACAGCACCTACGGCTTCCAAATTGTCTGGTGTAAGTCCAAAAGGGTCGGTTAATCCTACCGGGTCCCATCCCCACTGAATGTCTCTGCTTGCTACTAACTCAGCAGAGTCAGACCTTGGGTTTCGTATTGCTTGGGGGTCCTGAACTGGAACCGTACCTAGCATAAGTTGTGGTTGATCTGGATTCCAACACTCAGGACACGCCCTAATGTTAGTCTTATTTCCTTTAACAATCAGCTCTTTAAGCTGCCGTAACCTGTATTGAAAGCCACATACATCGCATATTGCAATGGCTTTTTGCCCAGACGCATACGTGTAGCTCATGTCTACCTCACGCCGTGTATACGCGGCACCAAACTAAGCGTTGCTTTTTCCCTGTCTTCGCCCGCTGCTAACTCAAATTGGCGCTCATATTCGGCCTGTAGCATAGGTAGGCGAGGCATTAATTCTGGGTCTTTCTGTGCTATATAATACGCAAGCCCTGCAACGAGGCAGGGCAAAAAACGGAAATTAACATCGGCGGTATTAACGCCTGTCCCCGAGTCCTGTATACGGCGCATCCGCCAGTACTTAAGAACATAGAACGGTGCAAGTGCAGTACCTTGGTCTGGTACAGGCCACACAGTTACAGAGGGGTTAGCCTGACCACGGTCTACATAAATTTGTATAGGACGGCCCTGAGAAAGCTTGTTAGGGATGCTTGAATAGGTAGAGACACTGATACGCGTTATATTTAGGTCAGACTGCGTGGTTACACTACCGTCGCCTGTGCGTACAACGTGCTCTAAAAGGTCTATTGTATCGGCGGGCAGATCGTATGTAGCGGTGCCTTCTACGAGGTTTTTCGTACCTTCCTCGATAGTCCACATGTTAATGCCACGGTTCTGCCACTCAATAGTCAACAGATTCATAGACCTACGAGCTGTGCGAAGGTCATAACCAGAACGCATTTCCCTACCGGCACGTTCCCACGCTTCTTCCGCAATCTCGGTGAAGTCCATGTTAAACGTTGCAGTTCCAGAAGTTGCCATGCTTTACACCATTTTACAGGGTTTGCCACCACGGGCCATGCCGTAACCACGTACTTTACCGCCTTTTTTAAGGCCCCCTTCTGCACGTTCTTTGTGTTGGGCTAAGCTTTCGGGGACTCCATACCCAAAACCCTCAGCCTTATCCGCCTCCGCCTTGCTTCTTGCGTAAGCGTTAGCCTCTCTTCCAGTTCCTCCTGAATTAAGTATTTTAAAGCGATCTTCGCTGTAGGCTTCCAGTTGCCTGATCCTTGCGCTGTTTTCTTGACGGTCTTTAAGCTTAGCCAAAGCCTCCGCAGATTTAGTTGCAGGCTCTTTATTAGCTTTCTTTCCCTTTGCCCCAATTTTTTTTGGCATATCTGTTCTCCTTTCACTCCGCCCTAAGCATAGAGTTTTTGCACAGTAAGTATCATGGTGTAGGTGTTCCCAGCAGCGGCGGGAAGTGATGTAGCCACTATATCGCCAGTTTTACCAGCACCCGCGTTGTTGGGTATACCAAAGTCGATAAAGTCGTACTGCTCGGTCCAGTTCGCTGGGAAATCAAAGAGCAACACGTTAGCAGTTGCATCCCATTCCAGCTTAACCGCTACCCCAACACTGGCAAAAGTTAACTTCTCTAAGGTAACGCCGGTGCAAGCACGCTTACTAATAGGGTCCGCTGCTAGCGCAGACACATCAACAACAGTGACTGTAGCGCCCGGAGGGGGTGTACCCGCGCCTATAAGCGTAGTCACCTTGATAATAGCCGTGCGACCACCGTCTTGAATTATCTGCGATGAATTTGTATCGGCCATAATTTAGCTCCTATTTTTAAGGTTAATAACCCAATCTAGGCGAGATTACTGTTTTGTTGATACAGGACAGTCGCTCTAATTTCACCACCACTAGTGGCTCCGGTAGTAGTCCAAGTCAGTTTCTTATCCGCAGTTCCAGTGTCTGCCCAAGCAAGAGCACCGCCAGCTTCAGTGGTAGGATACTTTCGACCTGCGCCAGAGGCTACTGTAATGGAGAAGGTATTGAGAAATGTAGCGTTACCACCAACACTATCGCCAATACTCAGCACTGCTGTAGCACCCGCCATAGCTGAAGGGCATTCTAGTACGATGTCAATAATTTGAGAGTTGGCTGGAATAACTACAGTAGTAGCGTTCGCAGCAGAAGCTCCAGACGAAAGCGAAGTGCCAGTTGAGAACGTCTGAGCCATAGTTACTTGGCCCGTGTTCTTTACGTCCTTGCCTAGAGTTGTTCCGGTAGTGTTGGAGATAGTGCCCGCTTTAACCGGGCCAGAGAAAGTTGTAGTACCCATCGGTAGTTCCTCACATGCGAGTTAATTTGAGGTATATCTGTCTGCATGTCGTCAGCCGGAAGCTGTCAGATACACCGGTTAGTTCCGGATTTCTCTTAGTATATACCACTTATTTAACTAGTGCACAAACAAAAAAGACCCGCCGTAGCGGGTCAAGACTTCAAGGGATACTGCAATTTAAATCTACCACTAAACCCAAGACAAAAGAAAGGGGACCGAAGCCCCCAATCCTAACACCGTTTGCTTATTAAGCGCCCGGTGAACCGAAGATGCCCAGTGGGTCAGATACGCCGAAGCTGTATCGCTCACGAGCCTTATATCGGCTGTTGCCTGTGTCGAAGTCTGCGTCCATGCTAGTGCTCATAGGTGAGCGGACGAAGTGCTTCAGGCCGTTGGGAATATCCGTCATCAAGAACCAACCATTGGTATCAGTTAGGTAGTTGTTAACTGTATAACCACCGGGAACTGAACCATTGTTGTTTAGTGCGTTGATGTCGTTATCCGCTGTACCCGGACGAAGAGTGGTATCCAACAGGCGAGTAGCAACGAATTGCAGCGCAGGTGGGATAACAAGCTTAGTAGGTTTAGCTGCAATAAGCAGACCGCGCTCATCAGTCCAACCAGCTATCTGAATAACAGCAGCTTCTAGTGAAGCCTCGTTAAGGTCAGCAGCAACAGCAGGAGTGTTTGAGTTTACACCGCCAGATACGAGAGGATGAGCAGTCGAACATAGTGACTGTCCATCACCGTACGTAGTACCGGCAGCAAAGGCGTTGTTAAGAATAGCAGCACCTTTGGTTTGCTTAGTGTACGCCATAGCGCGGGCTAGTGCCTTTGTATAACGTGAAGAGAGCGAATCGTAGAGGTTATCTTCGATTGCTTCTTCAGTGAGCGAGAAGCCCATTGCGACGGTCTCGTGAGTGTAACGAGCAGTCCACGCTTCTTGCGCATTGTCATACTCGATTGCAGAACCTTCACCCTTAACAGGCGCGGCACTGAAACCAGACAACTTAGTTTCTTCCTCGAAAGACCGATCCGAAGATTCAGTCTCGAAGATTTCAGAAGCCTCATCACCATACTTAGCGTATTCGAGGCCGAATAGGGCGTTTAGACCCGGTAGTAGCTCCTTAAGGAGTTGCGCTCTTGAAATAGCCATTTGCTAGTCTCCTTATACGCCAGTTGTGTTGTTGTACTGATGCAGGTTGATCTTAACGATCAGCTCCACAAAAGTATCAGCAGCGGTTGAAGTTTCATCTACTGTGTCAATAACGCGCACAACTAGACCTGCGGTAGTAGCTTCGGAGCCTGCTAGTACTGACGCACCAGAGTTTCCTGTATTAGCGTCGCCCGTGCCTGCCAAAACAGACATGTTAGAACCTACAGCAGCACGAGCTGCCGAAGACATTACGCTACTTACATTAGTTACGGCAACTTTAAACGCCGCTAGTGGGTCGTCAACTACGATAGCAAAAGCTTCTGTAACGCTAGTGCCGGGGTAGTACTGAGCCGGTGTGAACTGACTCAATGAATTGACGTACTGAACGCCTACAAAGACGCCCGAAGGGGAGCCAGTAGTGGTGCCAGTGAACTTCTCGATTGTGCCTGCCGCTACGATTTTAACCAAATCACCTGCGTAGATGGCCGTATTGTAGGTGCTCGCTATAGGAATAAGGCGAGTCTGACCTGCATAAGGCGTACCGTCTACACGGTTAATTGCTTGAAAGCCGTAGGGAGCACTGACTGTTGGATAAGCCATCTTAAACTCCTAAAAAATAAAGTTAGTTTCCTTTGCCGAAAGTAACCTTCGTCTTCCTATCGTTAAATAGGGGCATACGAGGATCGTTTTCGCGCATCAGACCTTGGTCAACAGATCGCATTTGAGACTCCGTTAGATTTTCGTAGTACTCAGTACGTTCTGCAACGAGTTCTATTGGGGCCTTACACAGCATTAACCCACCAACGATGACATTATCTTTGAACCGTGCGTCGGCAACAGCATCAGCAAATATCTCGGGATGGTCTTCTGCGCGTACTGGCTCCCAACCTTCACGTAATTTTGAGGACACATTAGTGGAATCAGGTTGACCCATAGTGCTTACACGAACCCAGTGAAACTTATATCCGTCTTGAGGAATGGGGTCAGGCAGCACTGTTGGCCGCGTCCACGCCTTTTTACGTACAGTTTTCTCACGAGTTTCCGCGTCTCTATTTTGTCGATTCTGACTCATTATTGTTTCCTCATTAATTCAGCAGCCTGTTTGGCGTAAGTTTCCAGTGGGACTCCAAGTTTTTTCGCAATAGCGACTTGTGATTGCGTTAGCCTAATTTTCTTAGGCGCTGTGCTCCGCGTAGCGGGAGCAACCACATTGCTAGATTTAGACTTGGTTTCTACCTCTGGTTCATCTTCTATCCCGTCGTCAAACTGATCGGGGAATACTTGTCGCATACGAGAGTTAATTTTCTCGTAGTAAGTATCGGTTTTGGGGTCTACCCCCTCTTTCGTTAACTTGTTATGCAACCCTAATGCAAAGGCAGTCATCTCGTCGTCTGAGCCAAACCACGGGTTATCATCGCGCCATGAGTTTGCTTTTTCGTCTTGCTGCACTCGAGGTTGGGGTACATCTACTTGCGGTTGTACAGGAGTTTCTTGGGGTTGTAAAGCCTGAATCTGTTTAGGTTTCAACCCGTTAACTTTCTCTTGACGTATTTGAGCAGCGTTAAGCGAAGTCTGAGCCTCTAAGATTTTATCTGGCTCGCCAGCCTCATAAGCTTCTTTATACTGACGTTGAGCCAACGCCATCTCGCCCTGCACTTGCTTCTTAGCTGACTCGATAAGCGTATTGTGATTCTGATCTACAGAGCCTTTTAGCTTGTTGTTCTCAGCTATAAGGTTTTTAGCATACGACTCTAGCTCTTCTCGTTCCCGTTGAGCGGCTTCCTTAGCCCTACGCTCGTCGTGGTAGCCCTTACTAAAGTGCTTAATACGGTTCTTAACTTTGTCGGAGTAGTTCTCTAGCTCCTCGTTAGTAACCTCTTCAGGGGGCGGGGATGCTTTCCGCCCACGATCAGCTTCAGGGGTATCGTCTTCTATCTCAATCTCTACTTCACCCGCCTTAATAGTATCTTTAGCGGACTTTATGTTTTCTCGACCCACGGCACCTTCTACTTCAAGCGGCGCGTCTTCTTCTTCGGCAATATCAATCTCAACTTCTTGAGATGTCTCATCTTTATCGGGATCAGGAAATTCAAATTCTACATTTTGTCTAGGCATGGTCTATTCCTTATGCACGCGTGACAGCACGCGGATCATCGACGACAGCTTCAATAGAGTCGTCATTCATTAAGCGAAACTCCTGCCCATTCACCTTAAAACGCGTACCGGTGTTGGCTCGGAACATCACATGGTCGCCTACTTTGCACCAAGGCCCAGTAGGAAAACGTTCTTTATCGCTGTACGCTTGCTCGCCCATATCAAGCACAGACCCCACGGTAGAGAGGATATATTCCTCCCGACGGGTAGATTCTGCCTTAATAAGCCCGCTTTCTCCGAAAGTATCTTCGACGTTAGGCAGGGCAATAAGCACTCTGTAGCCTACAGGCTTAGGGATAGAGGCTTCTAACTCTGCCTCCTCTACAGCTTCTACTTCTATACGCTTCTGTCTTTTTTGCTCTAATGCAGTCATTGTTGGGGATACAGACGCGTCAGCGCTGACCCCGCTAACTGTTACTGTTTCAGTCATCGTCATCATCCATATAGTTACGCGAAAGGTCGCCTACTTCTCTTAATGCAGCGTTTAGACCTCGAATCACACCGCACACCTCCTTATACTCGGCAAAGTCTTTAGGACCACCCGAGGTTAAGAATTCTTCGCTAGAACCTTTAAGCTCTGTTAGTTTTTCGTTCAGCACGTCAAAGACGGTAGTAGCCATTAAATTTATCTCCCTAAATCGTCTAGGGTAGCAAGCGCGTTTGCTAGGTTTAGCGCTGCTTGAGAGGACTTCATAGCTTCGTTAGGCTCCTCTACTGCGGCATCATGGCAAAGGCAGTACATAGCTCTTAATGCTTCGAGATGTACATCTCTAAGCGAGTATTCTTGCCCATCATTTACATTCTTGGGATCACGTCGTACATCTCTCATAGGGTTCTAACTCCTGTGGTTTTAAGGTTATCTGTTCTCTTATTTAGCTTTCTTTTTTGCCGTAGCAGACAATTCGTTTAGATGAAATAGCTTCACACTACCTTTAGTATGGTTTTTCCCACTGTGCAAAGAGCCATCAGGCATCTTGTGTGAGTTACCTTTAAACAAGGTTCCGTCTTTTTTGTAGTGGTTAACACCTTTCATTATTTGCCCTCTCTGTTAGCTTTTGCTAAGTCTAAAATGGCTTTTGCCTCGTCTAAGTCTTGTTTTGCATCGGCCTGCTCGCTCTGCGCCGCTACGCGACTTGCTTCAATAGCAGCGGTGGTTTTAGCTTTTTCTGCGTCCAACTGTAGGCGGGCGGCATCGAGCTGTGTATCTGCTTGATCTTTCTGTATTTTACGCTGCTGCTCGCCTTGCTTGAGTTGTAGCTCCGCTTGTTGCATTTGAAATGCAGGGTCTTGTTGTTGTGCTTGTGCTTGCGCTTGCGCTGCTTGTTGTTGTTTTTGTTGAGTAAGTTGCACACCCGCTTTTGCCATAGTTTGAGAAAGCAGCTTTTCTATCTCATCTGGCATCTCTTTGCCGGGCGCTGGTAATTGTGCTCCAAGTTTTGCTTCTACTTGTTGTCTATAGCTAAACCCTATGTGTTCAGCAATGTGAGCTTGTAAAGCAGCGACGACTTGTTGCGCTGCGGGGCTTTGTCCTATAAACGCTGCAATCTGTGGGTCTTCCATAAACGCTTGGTGTGTAGCGATGTGCGCATCGTGGTCTTGGTAGATAAACGCTTTAATCGGTTTACCGACTATGACGTTCATGTTCTCGCTGACCGGATCAGCAGGCTTCATATCATCCTCAACAGGTACGAGTGTATCGGCGTTCTTAACACCCAAGACCTCAATCATCTGGCGATGAAGTTGTGGTAAGTCGTAGATTTGTGGGGTGGCCTGCGCCATCTGCATAACAGTCTGATATTGCACAACTCTTTGTGCCATCGTGCTGCTATTAGGATCACTGACGGGGATGACTTCCACCATAGCGTAGTCGGCTTGTCTAGCACGAGGCTCGCCACGGTCAGGCACATACATATACTCTTCTGGGGCATACTCAGCGATGATCTTTCTAAGGAGTTTAAACTCCTGTTTCATCGAGTAGTGGACACGGGATTGCACCGCAGCCATTGGCTTGAGAGTACGCTCTAGTAGAGCGAGTGTAGTTCCAACAGGAGCATTAGCACTCATGTCGGATATGTTCATATCAGAAATAGCGCCTAGCCGTCGGCCTTCTTCGGTAATCTGCTTGAGCAATGCAAACAGAGTTTGGCTAGGTTCTTTGTAAGGGAGCGGTAGGATATTGTCGCGGATAGAGCCTGACGGTACATCTACATCACGAAATTCGCCGGGACCAATCGGTGTGTCGTCGCCCTTAACTCGTAGTCCACGAGACTTGAGGCCACCGGGGAGATTGGATAGGGTTCCAGCGTCCACGAGCTGACGGATGATACTAGTGCCAGCGCGAGCGTAGCCACCAATAATGTGAATGAGTCCGAGTCCATAAAATCCAAATCCGGGTACATAAGCATAATGTACAAAATGTTGACGCTTTAGTGTCAAGGAATCGGCAGGGTTCCAGTTACGGCGTATTGCCAGTACCTCGCCCGTACCCTTCTCAAGCGTTACTACATAAGGCTTTGCGACTTGCAATGACTCTTCATTGTCTGCTCCATCTACACCGTCAATATTCAGGTCAGCATGGACTTCAAGTATAGTATAGCGATCATCTGAAGTTAACGAAACGCCTGACTGCTCGGCTTTAGCTTCTTCAACGTCAGAGAAAAACGACATCGGGTCGCCAAGTACCACGTCTCGATAGAACCCAGCAGCCTGTTGCTTGACCATTTCGTTTTTTGTCTTACGCATGACGTGCGTAACGCGCTCTGCGGACTCAATATTAGAGGCACCGTAGGGTACAATCACGTCTTCCGCAGGGATATATAAGGCAATCTGACGCCCCAAACCGGGGTCAAAATACACCTTTTTGAACGCTGAACCGGCTAAACCGAGTGAATACAGTAGCCGCTCATGTTCGGGGCGGTACTCTACCATAACCTCAGTCAACTCGTAATTCATATCTGTCTTAACACGTAAGGCAGCGTCTTCCTTGTCTTGAGTAATTTCTCCAAGAATCTTAGTTCTTACTGGCCCGGCGGCAGGGAACGTCTCGCTCATGGCTTCAGCTTGGAACCGGATAGCGGCTTCCGCTAAAATGTTACTGTATACCCCACAAGAGTTTTCCCAAGGCTCAGTACGCTCTTCATACTTCATGCCCAGCACATCAAGACCGGCAACATAGCTATCAGCCCAGTCACGTCGAGCTGCCATGTCACCTTCTACAGCGTCACACAGCTCGCTTGAGATTTCTTGAAGCTGGCTGTCTTCTAAGTAGTCGGCTAGGTTTGCATCAAACGGGGCCGCATCTATATTTTCGTTTTCTTCACCAAAGTTAATCTCAATGCCGCCGTCTTCCAACTCAATCATGATGGGCGTATCTTCAGACGTAACTATATCCATTTCTATTACAGCATCCGGCTCGCCCATGTTTTGTGCTAATGCTTCGTCGATGCCTTCTGGCATACCGTATAAACCTTTCTCAATAGCCATTCTATTTTCCCTGTATAAAATCTATTAGTCTATCCAGCATGGATGGGTCCACTGGTTCTGCCGCAGGTACGGGGAGTCTTACTCCGTACTTCTCTTGCTTTTCTGGAGTTAACCATTCTCTAAAGTTACCTAACAACTTACGGTAGTCGTCCTGCACCATACGGTTATCCACTTCATAGGGAGACTTGTCGATCAATCTATGTTCTTGTCTATCACTTAACGGTCTACCCTCATTGCGCCCAGTCTCCTCTAAGAAGTCTAAAAACGCAGGGCTATCAAAACCTTTGTGTGTAAGCTCGTGGGCAACTGTAGTGGGGTAGCTGTAGCGGTTACCCTCACTCATATAGCCTTCTTTACTAGCGAAGGCCCGCTCTGCTTCGTTGTCCCCTACGGGCATAAATACTGATACGCCCTTGCCGCCACTCATGTCTTGATCTGGAGGGGTGCTCATAAACTGGATAAGCTTAGATTTTTCTAGCTTGCTGGGCTTTTCGGGGTCATACCCCCGCTCTATAGCTTCGGCCTCTGTATAACCTAAACCACGGGGAGACTTGGAAAACTGTCCTAAAATACTAGGTAGTCCTTGACCACGCGTTGTGTAGTTGCGTATTTGTGCGCGGTCTTCGTTAGTACCTTTTCCATAACCCAGCGCGGAGGGCAACCCGAACTCACCACCGAACCTAAGCTCTGGGGGTAACTTACGCTGTACCTCACCTATATACTCTTGATCGCCAAACTCAACCGATGCGTCGAAGGCTACCCGCTGCTCAGGAGTAAGGCTACCAAGCCACCTTTCAAATTTAGTTTTTTCCGCCATTAGTAAAATCCACCGTTGCGCCTTCTAAACATAGGGTCTTCTTCCCTTTCGTCCGAAGGCAATCGAATGAACCCGCCTTTTCTGAACCGCGCTAACGCAAGAGACACTGAGTCAACGTAGTCATCGTGTTCCCCTGCGGGGAAACTAGCAACCTCGTCAATAACCTCTTCTGCCCAAGACCTGTTTGGTGCCCATACTATGCCAGACGCAAACATATCCGATACCGCGTTCAACCTCGTAATCTTATCGTTACCCTTTGTGGGGGTAAACTCCTGCGCTGGTATACCCATCGCACGCATCTCGTAGATAAGAGGAGAACCTGAAGCCTTTTTCTCAATAATCAAAGAATCCGGCTGCCACTCGTCATATTGCTCTACAGTTGCTCTTTTGAGCGTAGGAAACTCCATTCTATCCCGAAAAGCGTTTAAAAGTATAAGGTTAGCCTGCTCTACCCCATCTTCATCTGCGTGGTAAAACACTCCCCACGTCGTACAAGCAGAGTAATCCGCCCTATTTGTCTTCTCGAACGCCGTATCCCACGCTTGAACAATAAAAGTAACCGGTGGAGGCTCATCTCCTTCCCATTCCCGCCACCATTCACGCTTCACAATAGCCGAAGACTCTGATGTCGGCTGTTGTTGGTACTGCGCCATCCACTTACTGTTGGGTAGTTCTTCTTTCAGCGCTGCTAGTTCCGCAGGAGGCCAGAACTCAGGCCATAACGCGTTACCCGAGGGTAAAATAGCAGGGAATTCAATGACTTCCCACTCTTCTCCACCCCTTTGGGCCGAAGATTTTAACACTTTAGATGTCAGATCACGTAATGACCACCTTGTCATTACTATAACTATAGCTCCACCCGGTTGTAGACGCTGGCGTGGGCCTGATGTGTACCACTCGTAGGTCTTATCGTAAATATCCGGGTTTATTTCGGCTAATGCTGCCTCTTGTTCCGAGTGTGGGTCGTCAATAATGAGCAAATCCGCACCTTTACCAGTAACCGCACCACCTACACCTATTGCAAAGTAGTCACCCCCTCTGCTTGTGTTCCATCTTCCCGCTGCTTTAGAGTCACTTTGCAGGGTTAGCTCGGGAAATATGTTCTGGTAGTTGTCTGTATCTACTAAGTTACGTACTTTTCGGCCGAAACCTACTGCTAGCTCGGCAGTGTGTGACGTTTGAATAATCTTTTTATGGGGGAATTGACCCAAAAACCAAGCAGGTAGTAAGTAACTAGCAAACTCAGATTTAGTGTGACGAGGAGGCATATTAACAATAAGCCGCTTACAATCCCCACGAGCCACACGCTCAAACGCCTCAGCCATCTTCGCATGGTGTTTCCCCGATATAAACGTAGGCCAAACCGCATTGACGAAATCTATAAACTTTGTCTGCGCTCGCCTCTGTTTCTTAAGCTTGGATAATTGCTCAAGCTCCGCTAGTACCAACTCTTGCTCTGTTTGTGAAAGTAGAGGTAGTACTTTAGGTATATCTTGAAGAGATATGTTATCAAATGGCGATGTCTGATTCGACATTTAAGTCCTCATCTTCATCTTCATCATCTATGTCTACTACACCTAGCAGGTCGTCTAGCTCTTCTTCCGATGCCCCGCTTGGGGACATTACATCTACTACGGTAGCATTAAGCAAAGTTTTTATGCGCTCTTTAATTGCTTTTTCTAAATCGTCAGGATTCTTATAGTTTATCGTCACTTCGCTGCGTTCAGTGAAAATGCCAATGTCGCTATGCTTACCTAGTAGTTCAAGTGCTTTTAACTCGTACCTTGGGTCGCCACAGTCAGCAAGCTCCATGAGTTTGTTTGTAATAGCAGCGCGTGCTTGAACGGCGTCCATAGCAAGTTGCTGACCATACGTACGCAGGAAGGCCGCAGCAGCAAAGGCGGTGGTATGGTTTGTGAGGTTGGATGGCTTTTTGGCTTGGGCGACGGCTTGCAAGAGTTCTTTCTCTCGTGCTGCATCACCTTCGGTTATATCAAGTGAGGCACCGAGGGCTTCTTGTAACTCTGCTGTATTACCGGCGACGGCCATCTCGTCCAAGAGAGTCTTTGACTTCTCTTCAGACAGGTCGTAGGGGACCTTGTGGTCCTTTGTTGGCTCCACTTGTACAGTAGGCATATCTTTTCGCAGGTAGTTAATACCGATGGGCGGAGTGTAAACCAGATACTTTGGTACATGCAAGCCACACAAGAAAAAGAATGTGCTAGGGGGGTACCGACAAAACCGACAAAAGTACCCCCTACCCTGTTTTGCTTTCGGACTCCTATGGGGGTGTTTCTGTGTGAGAGGC